TCTTCACCTGCTTCCAATTCTACGTTCACAGGTTCTTCGCCATCCAGGCCTAAACCTGCATCCAAACTGGCTATGCGCGAATCTAATTCTGCTTGTTGTTGTTCTTCCGGCAGTTGTTGTAGAAACTGTTGTGTTTCAGCCAAGACAGCGGCCATGTCAACAGATTGTTTTCTTCTGCTTTGACGACGCACTGTGAGTCCAGAATCGGCTGCTTGTTGTTCGAATGCTCGCAGTTGATCTAAGGTGCCGGTGCTTTCCACATAGCGTGTGATGGGATCACGCTGTGGCAGGATCATCAACATGCCATTTTTGTGCATGACCGCATCCATGATCCAACGCTGTAGGATAAAGTGTGGATCGTTTTCTTGATTGATAATTCTTGACACCATTTCTGTGGCTTGACGAGCTGCCGCAGCATCATCATCTGTTTCGGGCACAAAGTCAAAGTTGATTTCACCGTTGGGTGCTAGTCCCTTGTTGATCACTGCTGTCACGTAGTCCACAGCAGGCTTGACCACTGGGTGAATGTAATCAATACCGTTTACAGGTGCTGTAGAATCGTTCACTGCCAAGCACAGATAATGATAATCACTGGCTCTGTTTACTGCATTTTTTGTGCCCAGGTATCTGAGATAACTGGCACACTTGGTATCAAGCTGACCTTTTAGTTTGACGAATCTAGCCATGGCTGGATTACTAGTATCTAGTTCTGCGAGAGGTTTGTTCTTGATGTTCAGCATCGGGGCATTGTCCTTAGTAGTTTATTTAGTAGGCGACACAGGGGGTGGTGGCACAGGTTTTTTCTTGTTGCCGAATATTCTGTCCCATGCTGAATCATAATCTTCAGGGGGTATTTCTCTGGGTCTACGTTGACTGCCTTTGCTCATGCTATTCCTTTAACTTGTGGGGTCATAAGTTCTTTTCCAATCTGACCTGGGTTCTGGTCGCTGCACATAGCGATCACGCTGTGCCAACATGCGTTGTCTGCGTGTTCTGTTGTCCCAGGGTTCTGCAATGCCTTGCAAGCAGGCCAAGATGGCATATCTGGCACTGTCAATGCAGTCATCCGGGTCCGAGAATCTACCTTGTGTGTCCACATAGTAGTTCTGTGCTTCGCGCAGGAACTCCTGACAGTTTTCGTTTATGTGCAGGGTTCCTATTTCCAACATTTGACGCATTTGATTGATACCATAACTTTTATGATTGGTCACACGACCTTGTGGGTCAGGTGGATTCATAATGGCACGCTCATACACATTGAGTTCATACTGTTCAAACAGTTCACGGATACTCATGGTGCTCATGGTGTAGCGACCCGGAGTTGATGCATCTGCTGGCAACACAATGGGTGTGCCAAACACTTCGGGTCTCAGCAGGTGATTGATATAGTGTGTGGGCACAGCTTCTTCGGTGCCTTGCACACAGATCTGACGATGCAACCAAGCTTCACGTTCCACTGGATCCCAATACATGAGACTGATCACTGTCTTATCGTTTACCAAGCCCAAGTCCAGGGCAATAACACGCTGTATGTTGGGCAGAGTGCGGAAGTCATAGTCTGCTGTCTTGTAAATGGGCCATTCGCGTAATTGAAACACAGCTCCCTTGCCCATCACAGGCTTACCGGCAATACGTGCTTCACGTTCGTGTGGCAAGTAATCACGTTCCAACTGCCTACGTGTTTCGGCCAAGAGAAATGGTTCTCCCCAGGGATCATATTCGGGCACATCGGTCCAGGCCACACGCACAAACTCATAACCATCTTCTCTGTTCCAGAACTTTGATACCAGGCCGTTGAGACCTTTGAGAGGTGTAAAGCTACACAACACTTGACCTTGTGTGGTGGCAGTTCTAGTTACTATTTCTGAGAAGAAGTCATCGGGTGGTTGTTCATCAAACACAGCCAGGTTCAACTTGAAACCCTGCATTTGACGCACTTCCTGTGTGTAGTTGGCAAACAGCAGATAGCTCATTTGTCCCGAAGTATGCCGAATCTCTACACCCAAACAGTTGGCACCATCGTTACGCATGGTGTCAATTCTGATACTATCTCTGGGTATGGCACCTGTGCCAATTCTGTCGACCAATTTGACATCCTGTGTGCCCAAGAGTTCTTGTTGCAGAACCATGGCCACCTGGGTCCAACCTTCTCCTGCCACCATGGCTGTAATGGCTGTTTCGAATCTGTGACCAGTCCACCAGTCGGGATATAGACCTGTGAGATGCATGGCAGTTTCATAACAGGTTGACACTGTTTTACCAATACGGTTGGCTGCCAGGATACCTCTACGAGCACTTGAACCTGTGTCAAAGAAACTGCGTTGATGTAGGAATGGTCTAAAATACTTGAGCTGGTTATACAGCATGTCGTCGGCCACTGCAATGGCCAAGTCTGCAAAATGGCTTTGAGTCACGTGATCCAGGAGTGGCAAGGCTTCGGGTGTGAGATTGTTTTGGTCACAGACCCAGCGCACTGCTCGTCGCATGAGAAGATTGGGATCTGCCATTGATTTTGTGCCTTAAAGGAAACGACCCGCTGCTAGAACCTGTGCAATTTCTACCATGTGGCGCAGGGCAGACGACAGGTCCAGAATTTCTTGTGTGGTCAGTTGTGATTCTGCATCCTTGCGAAGACCCTGCTGCAGGCGTTCTGCAATGAGTCTTTGACAATGTTCCACCTGCCCAGGGAAGCGTTGTCTAAACACTTCACCTTGGGCAGCTGCCACCTTGCGCTGAATCATCAGGTCCGGATCCCAGTCAGGATTGGCCTGTGTGCGTGGTGCTGTCATTATGCCTGTGCGTCCCAAGGATTGTTCAAGGTAGAACTTTCCATTTCTGCAAACTCACGATCAATCCACACCGACCAAGCATTGCTTTCGTTCACACGAAACTTCTGCATGATGGCACGTAGATTGCGACCCATGGGTGTGAGACTGCCGTCGGCACGCACCATTAGTTGTTCGCCGGTTCTGGGATCAACCCACACAATCATTTCGGGTCTGACTCGACCAAACTTGTCGATTTTTTCGCCTACGGGTCTGGTGTCTAATGGTCCCAACACTTCGTAACTGATCATGCCGTTGCGATACTTGCGAAACACACAGCCTACCTTGCCATCCTGTGCTCGCATTTCTGCATCGGGATGTGGTATGAATGGTGAGAAGAAGGTGTTTTGGATTTGATCGTGTTCTGGCAATGAACTGTCACGAGCAGGAATAGGTCGCATGGCTTCTGTGGGGATCATTTCGGCCTTGTCCACATAAGGGTTTTCATTGCCCAAATATTTGGGATCCACAGTGGTGCCGTTCAACACATCCATGGCGATCTGATACTTCAACTTGTTGGCACGACCTTTAAGGTTCAGCACCACTCCTGTTTCATCGTATACAAAGCGTTCTAGATCACGTGCAGTGGGGAAGTCGCTCATGAGTCCTTCCATGTCGAAATCCGCTGCATCAGCTGGCACAGCCAGTTCTGCTGCTCTCTGGGCAGGTGTTACAACTGTGGAGGGATCTACTGTGGGTTCTTCCCAGGGACTGACGATGTCGTCAGGTGTTGATGTTTTCTTGTTCATTGCAAGTCCTTTTCAAATTTCTATACTGGACCAGGGCCTTCCCTGATCCAGTTGTGTTGCTGGTTTACTTAGCGATACGTGCAGCACTCCGACCTGGTCTTGGTGCAGGTGCAGGCTTCTTTTTGTTGTATTCGGTCATGCCGGCAGTGGGATTGCGTTTTGGTCCCACGTTGGCTGCAATAGGCTCTACTTTATTGTCAATGTAGGGCACAGGATTACGTGCTGCCAACTTGTCCATGACCATGTCGGCAAGTTCTTGTTTTTCGCCTGTGCTGCGCATCTTGATAAAGGCGTCACGCTTGGATTCAGTTCCGGCGTTGCCAGTTCTGGGTCCTTGTGGTTGATTGATTGATTTTGTCTGTTTCATTTTGTTTCCCTTAACTCAAAGTGCCAGGTGTGGCAAACACATTACCGCTGGCGGTGATGCCTTCGGCGTTGAGAAAGATTCCTCCATCCCATTCTGCAGATCCCGGCACAGGACCTGGTCCTATGATCACAACAACGTTTTCGCCAGCTGGGCAAACAATGCCTTGACCAGGCGAACCGCCGGTGGGGAATCGTGCTTCTACACTGTTGTCATAGCTGGCGTTGACACACACAGCATTGGCATCTGCATTGTAGAACATGACAGCAGTGACCAGGCTACTATCCGCATATGCGAATTGAGCACTTGAGATGCTGCTGCCATCTGTGAATGGAACCAACTGACTGGCTCCTGTGGGGCGGAAGGCAGCTGTCATTTCATGTAGCCTTGACGTGTTTTACCAGGTGCATTGCCAGCATTGATACGATCTGGATTTGCAGGCATGGAGACCTGTGTGCCACCTGGTCCGCGATATTGACTGCCGCGGTTGATTGAGTCACGCACACTACCTTGTGCAGGCACTGACGGAGTTGCACTCACTGGAGGTCTTGCTTTGGCATGTAAACCAGGTCCAATAGGACTGTCACAACGACCATCGTTGCCCACTGTAGATCCACGTCCAGCATTGACCACAGGGGTCAGGCCTGATCGATTGCCTGCAAAGCGGTTGCTGGCTGCAGCAGAACCCGAATTGACCATTCCATCAAAGGCCATTGTGGTATCACGCTGTGTTGCTTTAGATTGTTTCATAGGATATATCCTTGTAATAAATTATATCGGGTCCTTGATCCAGCGAACCTCTTGTTGTTGTTCGAACTGGGTATGTTTATTTAGCATTGTGATCTGTGCCCATGGCAGCGGCCAAGGCAGCACGAAACGCTGCCTGCTTGGCATCGATTGCTGCTTCTGAGTCGGTTATTTCGGCTTCGATCAAGGTGGTGGCCACCTTGTCTAGAATCATCTTTTCATAAACCATTCTGCTGCGTCGATCATTGTCGACAATTGAATCTTGGTAGCCTTCCATTAGGCTCACAATGAATGGCTTGCCCAAGGTGGCCTGCGCTTGTTCAATCAAGGCTCGGGCAGTTACCTTGTCGGTTGATCCAGCAGGTCTGCCTGCACCGGCTCTTGCACCACCTCGTGAACTGATCACAGGCATGCCTGTCTTGAGGTTGCGGCGTTCTGAATTCTTTTCCGTGGTCATAACATTATTTAGTCCACAAAAAAAAGCCCAGGACGGACTGGAGATCCTCTGCCTGAGCTTTCCAAAACCTCCGGATCTTATATAGGAGATATGGAGATTTTGACCCGAATCATGCTCGCATTTGGTAGTAGGCTCGCACCCATGTTTCAAATTCTCTGTAGTCAAAAGCACCACCTTCTATGCTGCGACCTTCTGAGTCTTGAATCCAAATCCAAACTGTGTCTGTGTTGTCTTGTTCTGTTTCTATTTTGATCGTGCCTATTATCACATCTTCGGGTTGATCAAATGGTTCATGTTGTGTCATTGGTGTCTCCTGACACATATTTATACCTCACTAAATATGTTCAATCACAATGACAACTACTCCTATCCCGCACAAGGTATATGTGCGACAACATCGATATCAACGCTCGGCCGGCACAGGCCGATGGGTCACACGCGAACCTGCTTACTATTATCGCAGTCAGGATTCCGTGCGATTTTATCTTGCCTGGCTTGCTCGATCTGCCAAGCCTGCAGAATCACCTGATCAGCCGTTGACCGATCCACAAGATCATACAAGCGACTGATCTGTGCTTGTATACGCACACGTTCAAACAATAGATTCATAACATCTCCTTTGTTGTATTGTAGCAGGTGCCGCTAACAAAATCTACTGGTATGGCAAATTACCGGTATAAATATTCTTGTCAACAGCACTGATTCGTCATTATTCGTCATAGTCCCGAATCGGAGTAAACCGTAGAACAACTGCGGTGATCCCAGAAAAAATCCTAGTGCCATTGGAACTCGCTCGGGATCCTGCTGTTGACACCCTTTCGACCCCTGGGGCTTGCTGACAGTTCCTCCCTGGGGCAATACCCTGGCATGGTGCTGGGGTATTTTTTTGGCAAAATTGACGGTTTATTTCCGGGTATTTGTTCGTGTATACTAAATAACAATACGCAAGGCCATTCAATCAACATACTGTTGCATAGTTTCAAGCCTAAGGCACATCTTGTTCCGTATGTGGCGAAAACGGAACACTCTTAAATTGAAATTATGAAAAAACTTATCAAAACCCTAACACGACATCAAACGCATTCTGTTGAGATTGTAGAAACTCCTACCAAAATACATTATGCCAAACTGTGCTGTCGTGATTGTGGCACAGCCGGCGGCAGTCAATTTTTAATGTGGTTAGGTCCCAACGAACTTGAGGCCATGGGCCATATCCGGACACGCGAACAATATGATCAAATGATTCGTGACAAGAAAGTTATTCGCCGGCGTTTGATCAAAGAACAACAAGTTAAAGCAGCAAAGAAAATGCCCAATTGGGCACAAGCAAAAACAAAAGAAAAACAATTTTATCAATCATATCAACCCAGACAACAAAAGTTAGGCACATCATTTTTAATGGGCGATCGGCTTACCCTGGCTGGTCGCTACACAGGCAACCCATTGGCACTTATACCCATCAACTACTTAAAAACCCTAATCGCAACTGACACAAGACTACCAAATTCCCGAGATAGAGAAATCATAAGACAACATATTAGTATAAGACAAACTGGGAGCTACCCAGCTCCTCTCGAAGTTGTGTAGTAACAGATTCGACATATGACGGCGAAAACGAACATTCACCATACTCGAATCCGATACACAACGGCCTAGCCTCGGGCAGAGAATAAACAATGTTGTTGATGAAACAACCCAGGTAAAGACTGAGAGACCTTTACACGCAATCAAGCCATTGATTAGTTAAAACTGCGACTGATAAACAGGAAGATAGGGCTGCCATAGAAGGCATAAAAATTGGCACCAAATTTGGTGTCTGGGTTCTCTGCTGAGCAACAAATGATATGGACATGTAGTTAAATGAATCAAGTGTTTGTAGTAGAACTACGTGATATCGATGAAGGTCGTATCG